GTGAAAAGCCTAAACTCTCTAAATGCTGGTGATGTGATGATTGTGTCCGCAAATCTTTCTGTGAACCCTGCCGGAGGAGTCCAAGATGGGGTTCCTCCACCAGTATTGGCGGCGTGATGCCTCCAATAAACAATACATGAGTTGGCCGGCGCGTTAATTGTGAAAGATGGTGAGTTGTCTACGTTGTAGGTGGTGCCGTCACTTGAATCGTGGGGGGTTGTTTGATCTACGCCACTAATCGTTAGCGCATATCCTGAGTTATCCGTTAATGCTGAACTGAATGTGCAGCTTAAAGTGTTTGAGCTGGTAGATGGGTTAACAACATCAGAAAGGCTTCCAACTGGATCGCCGCCACCAGTCAAATCAATTGTAACATCAGAGCGCTCTGTTAAAGTTGTGCCGCCATAATCTTGAGTCGAAGTTGTAGTGGTTCCATTCCTATAACCCGTAACTGTCCAGCTAAGAAGGGTGTCAGTACCGCTAGCTGCTGAATAGCTATCGCCATTAGAGGCGGCTGCACCGCTAACAAACGTTGCTGCCATTAGTTGCCGCCGTGTAATTGATTATGTTTTTTGATTGCTTCGCATTGAGTATTCATGCGTTCTTGGTAGCTGATTATATGAATCTCTACCTTGTTAAACACTTCGTCAGACATTGAGTTTAATTCTTCATCACTCATTCTATCAGCAAGTGATTTCTCAGGATAGAGCACGCAATTCAGGTCGCTATGTGCAATTTCTAAGGTGCTACAACCGGCTAGCGCGATCACGCCTGCTAGCGAACTGGCTATTTTTAACCTTTTGATTAATTCGTTTCTGTTCATCTTTTCTCAATTCCTGCTCGAATAATTCCTGTTCAGCGTCGATTTCTTCGATAGTGTCTTTGATTTTCACTTCATGCTGAGCCTTTTGCTTTGCTTTTCTCTCTGACTTGGCCCAAATAAATAAGATGCCGCTAAGAGCTGCAAAAAATGCTGTTATTTTAGCCCACATTATTTATCATCCAGGCTTGAATTGGTTAGCTCTCTTGTTTTCCAAGCTAAAGCGGCGAAAAATAAGAATACCCATTGGTAATACTGATCTAACACTTCTTTGAGATTAGCTTCATACATTACCATGAAAGCTAAAACGCTTGGAGCGATAGCAGTCAACCAGATAGTTTTTGATTTGAGCCTTTTTTTTAACCAACTCATTAGCAATCGCCTCCAGCCTCAACGCCTTCTCCGCCGCCTTCTATAATGTCAACACCTTCATTTGTTTCTGTATTCATGCTACCACCGCGCCTTTTTAGTTCGAGTATCTATATGTGTAAAAGTATTGTAACCACCCATACCATACAACTTTGGATACCATTGATTGAATTTGCTTTGAACCTCGCTTGGTTCTACGTCTTTTATAGTAATGTCGGCCGCTATACCTTCCATATGCCTTGATTGCGATGCGCCACCGATTGATTTATTGTAAATCTTACACCGGCAACCTGAATTGATTTTAATAGGTTTATTGAAGTACTCTCTAAATCTTTCTAGTATCTCAACCAGCTCTACATCTACAGTAGCAAAACCGCAACCGCATTTACACTCAAACTCTGATCGCTGGAAGTTTTCACTTATGTAATTAGCTTTCAAGGGTGCTTAGTCTCTAGTCGCTTAACTCGTTTATCTACATCTTTTTGAATGTATTCTAACCGTATATCGTTTTCTTTTAGCTCTTGCATTGTTTTATTGGTTTCTTTTAGTTCGCCGACAACATCAATTAACGACTTGTTGAAAACTTGCATTTCGGTTGTTAAGGTTCCATAAAGTACGCCAACCGCTAAAATGTGAACTACTGTAACTAGAGCCATAGGCCAGTATGTGGCGAATCTGCTTTGACTAGGCATTTGATGTAAGCTCCAAAAGTACTTTTTTAGCCTCTTTCGCGGATTTCTCCATGACTTGAATCATGTCTTTTGCGACTTCTGGGTTTTCTTCAAGATCGTTTATGACCAATAAGGCCGACTCTATCGCTGCTAACAACTCCTTAGCACATATAATAATCTTACATTCTATCGCGCTCACTGCCTTTCACCTCTAGTTTATCTGGGTCTGTTGGACCTGTTGTTGAATCGCCTGCCTTTTTAATGCCTTCTCTGATTAATATGGCATTTTGATCTTGTATGTGCATTTGAAGTATTCTTACTTCCGTCTTGGTTTCTTTAATAGTATCTCTTAGTGAGATTGCGCTTAGCATGCTCCACATTACTAACCCAATTAAGATGATTAGCAGTATAATGACCGTTAGGCCCTTAGTGTCTGCGCTCACGTTAATCAATGTGTTGCTGTTCCCTTCGCTCACTATTACGCCACCTTCAAGTAATCAATCTGCTTTAACTCTGACAATACAAACCCGTAACGCTTAGCAATTGCTATCGCTTGTGAGGTAGATCCAATCCCAGACAATACAGTCTTGTTGTTTTCTGAGATTCGCCACCGCTTATTGAATACGGATAGCTTGAACATATTATTGTCATTATTCTTACACCTTGATTAAAAGATAGGTAATTATAGCACGGCATAAAAAAACCGCCAATCTGTTAGGAGAGGCGGCTTATAATAGCCTTGGTATCAATATGAGCAGGGTCATTACGTCCTACTTAGACTATTAGTATTGTGGAGTTATCAAAGAGATAACACCGGTGTGCAGTGTTTATTTTAACAGCTATTGGCTAGAGTCGCAATTTAGGGTTGTTTATTCCTTATTGCCAGTTAGATCTTACTTGCAAGAAAAGAAACAATTGCGAAATCGGGTAGAGATAAATGATTTTCATCAAAATCTTCTGGATCACCATTCCATTTATGGTAGGCTTCAACAAAATTAACCTTTTCTTTATGAGTCCAGTCATTAGGAAATTCCCAGTCATTACAGGCTCTATTCCCTAAAATATCACTATAATTCTGCAAGAATGCTTTAACCATTGTTTTTTCATATTCACTTAAAGTACCCATCATCTACTCCCTGTTATTAGTTAATAAAAAAGCGCCTAACCTAAAGTGAGAGTTGGGATATTCGGCCAAAACCCACAGAAAAGAAGTGCTAGACGCTGTTAAGCTTCTAAATCTCTAATTTGCTTGTTAAATTCTTTTCTCATTTCAAACAGCTCTTGACCAGTCCACTTTCTTACTTGATCAATCTCACAGTATTCTATTATCTCTTTGGCTTTATCAGCGCCAAACCTCTCAGCCAGCCCAACTTTATAACCTCGAGTGTTTTTATTGCCTTCAATATTCCCGCTTAGGCCTTTGTTACAGTATCGATTACATTGCAGCCAACTGTTCATTGGGTCGAACCTTAAGCCACCTTGCGAGCCTACCGTTTTAAAATGACCGTTACACCAATCCATATTCTTTTTGCCGCAGCTAATACATTCAGGCTCCAAGCCTCTTTGCTTGAACCACTCAAGTTCTTGCAATCGCCTAAGCTTATTAAATACAAGCTGCGTTAGCTGTAACTGCTTCTTGACATCGTTAATATTAAAAAGCTTTTTTTCCAGGTTGTCTTTTTTCTTTTTTGTTGCTATTTGCTTCTTAACCGCCTTCTTACCCTTATTAGTCGCGTACTCAACAATGCAATTCTGAGAGCAGAAATTACCAACCGGAAGCTTGATCATGGTCTCCGATGGAAATCTATTTGGCTTGCAATTACAGCATTGAAGTTTAGCGTTTGGCATTAAAAACCCTTTCCGCGATAGGTTCAATTAATGAGTAAATCTGACAAGCTAGATATGCTTCGACCTCTGTATTGTCAATTGATATAGGTATGCCAGCGTGATCCATTATGCAATGGGATAGATGAATAGATTCGTGCATTAAGGTCATTTTGCTGTCTATGCCAATATGAACAATAAACCACGTTTCACCCTCATGCAGGCCATACCAATAGCATCCGTTTGATTCTGGCGTAAAAATATAGCTTGCACCGTCGTTCAATTTCAAAAAATCGTCTTTTTCTTTATCTCCACACAAAACAAGTATTTCAACCCCGTAAGGTTCAATCATTATTAGCTGATTTTTTCTTTTAATTATCACTTTAATATCACCTCAACAGTTACCGACTTAATAGAGCCTTTTTTGTGCATCTTCATGCTTTGAATTTTATAGTATTGCCTGTGAAGCTTCCCTTTATTTAAAAAATCTTCAATAGCTATCCACAAATCTTGCTCTGAAAGGCTCAGAGTGCTGTTACCCTTTTCACATATCATTACTCTCTCCATTGTTTTCTTGGTAGCTCACAGTGGTCAAAATGAGCTATTAGTTGTTTAATATAATCTGAACACTCGTGAACACCCATTAAACTTGTTACGGCGGTTATTTCCATAGCTGCAAGCCTTTCTTGCTCCGTTAGTGGAAGCATCATTTTACGCCATAATTCAGCCTGTTCTGGCTGGTCTACTAGCAGTATAGGCATGCCGTGATAATACTTGCAGTGATTAACCAGCGTTTGCCTTGGTTGCCCTGTTTGACCTGATACCATATTGTAAAACTGTTGAATCCATCGGTTTTGTATTTGCAACCTAGTTGCTTTAACTATCTTAGCTATCAAGTATTTTTCTTTTATAAATTCTTCTTGTATAAACTCTTGAAAGCTTTCAACAGCCTGTTTTGAGTTTATTGTGAAAGAGGTCATTATTTAGCTTTCTCTTGTAATTGCTTTTTGGTTGTTTGAGAAATTATTCGCCCAGCTTCCCAGTCTTTTAGTAAATCGCAAGCTATTTTCCGGCAATTTTCTGTTTCAGCCAATTGCTTTTCGAGTTCTTGGATTCTAGAGTTTTTAATATCGATCATTTCCTGCATTGAGTCTTTATAATTTACGCATTCTTTAATATGACCAACTGAGCCACACATGAAGTGCTTGCATCCAGCCTCACATTCACTCACTTGCTCTTGTGTTAGGTTATTCATTTCTCGTTACCTTCTTTATGGTTGTTGGGGAGCTTTAACTCCACACAACGAAAAACAAATCTGTCCCTATGACTACCCTTCCCGTAAATCTCTTTCGCATTACGGTACTTTGCATAGGCTTCGCATACTTCTTTATGTCGAAATGTGTTATCGGTGGGAATTGTTTCACCCTTAGAAGAAAACACCAGCAAGATTATAATTATTTCTTTCATCATCTATTCCTTATGGTTAAAAGGGTGGAAGGTCATCATCAAACCCCGTGTCGAAAGCGTCATTATCGTATTCAGCTGTAGTGTGATTGAAGGGTTTTCTTTGTTGCGACTTGGCTTGATTGTTATCGCTCTCTCCTTTCCAGAACACCGTAGCATTACCTAGTATTTGTCCTTTTACGCCATTTTGACGCTCTTCTTTCGTTATTTGCTGCACTACCATTCCGTTATCGCCGAACTCGCCTGCGTTATCAACATCGATAAACACTTGAGCATCCAGGTAGGCGCCTTTAGCTCCTTTGAACAATCTACCTTTTTCAATCTTTGAAACATTTATTTTAAGATTTACACCGTATTTCATTTAATTACCCTTTTGTTATCCGTTGAATCCGTAGTTTTTACACAGTTGATCATGCTCTTTCGCTGTTAAGTAATCCGCTTTTTGGACTTCGCACCGATTAGCTGCATTTTCTTTCACATATTTAGTGATAGCTGTTCGCTCGCTCGATGAAAACTCAAGCATTACCGCTCTTTGCTGCTCAATCATTTCAAAACTTGCTAACACCTCTCTAACCGCTTGCAAATCTCCGGCATCGTAATGCTCACGCGCTTGCTGGTAAATTTTTTTAAGCATGCTTGGTAGCTGCGGTTTTTGTGCCGCGTTACCATCATCATCAGCCGAGGGTATTCCCGCAATAGCTTGCAATCCGTACCTCCTGCAATATGTAATTGCTGACCCAGCACCTTGCGCATCCTGTTTTGTTAATTGAACAGTGAATTTATTGCTCATCCACTCGCCCGACTCGTGCATTAAAATCGTCTCTACGCCAATTCTGCCACCGTCCTCTATGGGAAACTGAACATAGCTCAACCCGTTAATAGCAAACGGCTCTTTTACAGCCTCAACTACCGCGCCCAAGTCTGCATATTTGCTTTTGAAAAATGGGTTGTTAGCGCCTTTATGGGCGCCACCCATGCGCTCTTGAGCCTTACACATAGCTATCGCAAGCTCTTTTATTGATTCTGATTTATCCATTACTTAAACTCTCCGTTTCGTGATAAAGTCTTGAATATTCATTAACTACGTTTTCAAAGTTTATACCTTGAAACTCTGCTGATATCTGGGCTTGCTCTTGAGTATAGACGCCTTCGAACCATGTGAGAGCTAAATTTCTCTCCGCTTCTTGTGTTTCTGTTTTCATAATCCCCACCCTAATAAGATATTATCTACAATATCTGGAGCTGATGCGCCAACCATAAGAATAACTAGAATACCTAGAGTCTTGTATGTTTTTTCTTTGGTTGATAGTTTCATTGCACCATCCCCCTTGCTTGCTTAGCTTCATAAGAGCCGTCACGCTCTGGATTCGCGCTCTTGTATGCGATTTCTTCTTGAACTTCATCAATGTAAGCTTTGAACTCGACTATCATCAAGCGCTCTAACTCCATTACAAATTTCATAGGGTTTCTATTAGTGATAGCGTCAGTCAGCTCGTCAAGGTCGCACTCTTTACCCTCTGGAGGCTCATAGCTTGCGTTTACTTGGTCGATTATCTCTTGATACTCATCAGGATGATTGACTTGCATAAAGCCTAGATTTGACAATGCTTGCTCGTCTGAGATGTACGTTACATCTTCAAGGCCGAATACTGATTCTACATACTGTTCGAAAAATGTTAACTGGCTCATTTAATTTATTCCTTAACTTTATCTGATGAATCTAGTATACTTCATCTTACTAATTATGCAACTACTTTTTTGACTACTTAGGTAAATACATGAAAACAATTAAAATCTCAGACTTAGCTAACGAAAACTTAAGCACCCTGTCAGCCATTAGAAAAAACAGGGATGCTATTATTAAAACAAAGCAAGACATTATTGCTCAGCTGATAGAGGAAGAGCTTGAAAAAGAGAATAACTCTACCTTTATAGATTTAGGTGAATGATTTAAAAATATGCGCTATTACGTCAACCGTCCAGCCATTGCCGAGCATTTTATAACGTTGAGTGTTGCTTACATGGTTAGTGTAATTATCTGGAACGGTTTGCAGCCTCTCGCATTCAGTGATTGAGTACCGTCTGCAAACGTTCGGTTCGATAACTAAAATATCCATATCAGAATGATTGCCGCCTGAATTTGCGCCACCAGTTAAACACCCTGATTTAGATTGATTAAACTTAATATTTAAGCGTTTATCGGTTTTAATGTAAGGCACAACAGAATCTTTGTAAACTGTCGTCATACAGTTTGCTTTATTATCGGTTCTCAGCTCTAAACATTGAATGATAGGAATATTCATATTGTAATCCTCACGTTTTCCTAAGTCGTTTAATCTTCTACCAACAATGCGCCCGCCAATACCGCAAGAGGGTAAGTTAGGCTCAAGAATATCGGATAGAGCGACTCCTTCATCTTCTGGCTGCTCAATCTTGCCGATATTGGTCCAGTAATAACGCTGTCTATTTTGTGCGCTAACCAACCCGCTGTTAATAAAAACAGGTTCGACACCTAACAGCCTTGTTATTTCGTTTAAATATTCTTTTTTCATTTTTACATTTTCTAGTAAAAACTTAACCTGTGGATTTAGTGATCTAATATGACAAAGAATATCTAGCCAAGTAAAAAACAATTTTGATCTCGGATCGTCAAACGCCAACTGTTTACCCGCAAAACTGAACCCTTGACAAGGGCTACCACCAATTAATAAGTCTATGCTTGACCAGTCAATATCCCACTCTCGCCAGTTTTCAATATCGCCTAGCTGAATAGTTTCTGGATAATTAGCTTGGGTCACTTTTATAGCCCATTTATCCACCTCACTAGCGTAATATTTACTTGGTTTTAACCCGATTCTATTTAGTGCGATTTGGCCGCAACTCATACCATCAAAACAACTTAACACATTCATAATTCACCCCCTTTATTAACATATCTAACCCTTCTATCAAATAACTCAGCCGCCTCTCTGCCTTGCTCGCGTAGTATGGTGGTCCTCCAATTCTGTTGATGCTGCCAAGTTATACCTTTAACTAGATAACTCCATCGTTGGGCTTCTTTGGCTTGTTCTGGGGTCACAATTCTAACCTCTCTTTAATTTAGCTATGCGCTATTTATATTGGTTCGCACGATTCCTCACACCCGTCATTAGAATCGTAACCAAGCAAATCCAATTGGTACTCAGGCTTATAATCAACAAACTCGTGAAAGCTTTCCGTCTGACCTCTATGCACTATCTCTCTTATTGATATTTTATCTGTATTAAATCTAGCTCCAGAATTGAACTGTCTTTCCCCGCCAGAACCAGCGTTGCAATATTTTCTTTCTAAATAATCAAAGTCGGCAAACATTTCTGGCGCATGTTTGGCTATTGTTAACTGCTTTCTTGCTGACTTTTTCCAGCATGTTACACAATTGCCGAGATGGCTGGGAATACCTAAAGTAAAATCCTGCTTATCCCAAAAATCTCTAACTTCAGGATTAAATGTGGGGAACATTGAGATCATGGGGTAAATGATATTTCTTTTTTTTGCGTCTACAGACATTCTATCGATTTCATCAACGCGATAACCTATTGCGTACTTATTTTTAACCACCCCTTCAGCCCTTTTGAATGACTTTATAACGTTGATCTTTAACTCTCTATTGCAGTGTGGATAGGCCGCGTTTGGAATGCCGTATTTTGCACACATAGACTCAAAAATATCCTTACCCCGATGGGCGCTTTTAAAGTCCACTATCTTATGCGTTGCACCCACTCTACCCTTGTGAAAAACGGCCTCTAGCCATACAACACTTAAGTTAAAGGCCTTATCACATCTGTCAACAAACTTTAAGGTTTCCTCGTGCTCCTTGCCTGTGTTTGCAAAAATGCATAAGAAGTCATATTTATGACTATACTCTCTTATCAGTTTAATAGTCATAAATGCCGAGCTAAGACCCCCACTAAACCCTATAGTAACCAACTCTTTCACAATCCTAACCTCTCTTTAATTTAGCTATGCGCTCTAACGGGTCAACCGTTGTTTTAGGTCTCTCTGGCGCTCTGTATGGCTTAAATGATGCGCTTCCTACTGCTGGCTGTGGCGAGAATTTCTGATAGTCTTTGTTCTCAATAATTTCATCGAGCCATGCTTCTTTTCTGATATAGACTTCTGCGTTTTTTCTTGATGGAAATCGAGTATCTTTATAGGTTGATTTAACGTACTTGGGTAGATGTTCAAATATTAGCTTCTTTTTCTTGTTGCTTAGCTTATTCCATCTAGCTCGGGTAGTTTTGAGATTTCCCTTCTTTTCATACATCGTCCAGAACTTTTGAAACTCTGCTTCTTTTTCACCATCAGTTTGAATGCCTTCGTATTCCTGGAGGCGTTCGTTAAGGTAGTGAATCTCATTGTCTTGAAATTCGACAACTTTTTTATGCTCCTCTTCGCGCTTATTCCAAGCCTCGATGAACTCTGATCGTTTAGTAAAAGTGGATAGGTCTATCATAGCTATTCCTCTTTGTTTGAGGTTAAAGCCTTCAAATCCTGCATTGACCAAGGTTCGCATTCATCAGCTATCAGCTTTAGAAACCCCTTATATTCTGCATTCTCTTTTTGTAGTTGCTCCACAGCATCAATTAAGGCTATTGAATTTCTTGCTTGCGGCCTCTCAAAAACTCTAATTTCTTCTTTGCATTCGGCAACTAGATTTTCATATTCATCACTCATTGTTATTACTCTCCTTTGTTGAAGTCTTTTCGGTAGGATTTTATAATTTCAGGAACGTCAATCAATCTTAAATCCTCACCAGAATCAAGCTTTGTACAAGCGTAAGAGTAAGCCCACCCTAAAACCTCCATTCTTATTGACTCACAAAGAATCTCTAACTCTCCGTAAGCTGTTGATGTTGGGTAAATTCCGCAATCATCACGGCTGTCTAACATTTTTGACATTATTTGGACTATCGCTTTTCTATCTGATTTCATTCTCTTATCTCCTATTTAGTTAAAATTCCTTTTTAATATCTCTTTCTACTAATGTTGCGTATCCAGCTATATCATGCCAATTGTCAACATAATCAGGATCGCCATTCATAATCCTAGCTATTTTAGTTAATATCATCTCCATTCCAGCTTTGTGAACACAATTAAGGCATGAAGCCTCCAAGTCAACCGCATTTTTCAATGCTTCCAACTGCAAAGCGTAACCATCAAAACTACCGTATCGCTCACCTCGCTCTTTCAGCGTTTCTTCTACTTTCATATTGTTTTCCTTTAGTTAATAGGGGTTATTAGAAGCGTGCATTAGTCATGTAATAAGCGAACGAATCACACGAGTCTACAGTATTCGAGACCTCACTTTCTACCGCCGATTGAACGCCGTTATTTTGCTTTGACGCCGCGTTCATGCACTCTTTAAAAATTGATAATCTAAACTCTGTTTTTTCCTTTTTTAGCTCTTTTGAGTCTGGGCTGCATCCCGACAAAATAAAGGCCACAATTAATAATACTGCTCTCATATCTATTCTCCAGTTATTAAGTTATAGGCTGTCTAAATTAAGTAGTTTTTTTACTTCCTCGATAGACTCTTTAATGTTGTACACACTACCACCCATCATAGATATTGATGTGCTACCACCATAAAAACCTTCGGCTACAACACTGCTAATTTGTCTTTTTTTGATAAAAAGTTCTGATTCTGGGTTTAAGGTTGTTAGTTTTATGTATTCGCTCATCTTACTCTCTCCAGCTGGTTTATTTAAAAAGTTTTGATCGCCTGCACCGCTTTTAATGTTTCTATTTTAAACTCTTCAATACCGGTTAAAATATCACATATAGACTCTCGCTCTTTTAAAGACTCATTTAATGCCGCATTTAAGGCATGCTCCAACTTTCCATAAAAAGTGGTTGATTTATGCTGTTTAACTTCTTGAGTTTTTTTGTTAATTGATTCTGTATACCTATGAAGCTTCCACTGGTGAGGTCTGCCCTCAACACTAAAACTGTTGTTTATTTTAATTTCTGCGTTTATTTCTCTGCTCATTCTTTCTTACCCCTGTTTTTAGTTAATGGGGGTCTAACCCATCTTTTGTGATTGTTTAATTAATTCTAGATCGTGCTCATTTAATGATCTTTCTCGTTTCTCATCTTGACTTCTAAACGTCTTTACTAGATCAAAGCAGTCCATAGAGAACCATTCGCCGCGAACTTTGTATTTTTTACATCTTCTGTGTAGCTTTTTCTCTAGGTTTCTAGCCGTCTGAACGCATTTGCCAGTGTAGTAACTCCAAATCATTTTTAAATCTTTCGGGTTTGACGTTTGAAGTTCTTTTATTCTACTTTTTGGGTTGTAACTCATACCAAGCTTAATCATCTCTCCATCGGATATCCCATACAAATATTGCTTCTTATCTGTATTTTTTGACTCTCTAACCGCCTTATGTCTTCTAATAATAACATCCGCATAATCCCATTGAGATGGCGACAATCCATGCCTACGCAAATACCAAGTTATTAGAGAGGACGCGATCGACCTATCTTTCTCATCAATTGTTTTTGATTTAACTATTCTATGCAAGTTCGCCATCAACTTTTGTTTCTCTGTTAAACCTCTTTTTGCTGATTCACTCTTCCACTTTTTCTTTTTAGCCATATCTTCCCCCTTTCCCATAGGCTGGTAAGTTATCTAAACTCACTAAACCTTGGTACTCGTTACCCTTTTATATTTCCCATAGACTGGTCCCATTAAACGACCTAGATACAAGTAGTCAGCATTGCTAGGATTTATAAAGCCGTATTTAATGTCTTGCTTTCCTGACTCATTTTCATTTTTGCTGAACAAGAATCTAAATTCTTAAGGACTTGTTAATTAGCATAAATGATATGGACCCCTCGGTAGGATTCGAACCTACAATCTTGACGTTCGTAGCGCCTTGCCTTAGTCCGTTTGGCCACGAGGGGTTTATTTGGTCCGGCTAGAAGGATTCGAACCCTCAACCTGCGCGGTAGAAACACGCTGCTCTAGTCCGTTGAGCTATAACCGGAATTTATATCATCTATTTACTGAGGAAGTGTTTATATGAAGGGGAGCTGCCAACCACTTTAAGGCTAGCTGCCAAGGTTTCAAAAACCCGATTGCCGCAACTCCACCACATATAAACACTATTTAGACTGCTTAAGGGAGCGGGTTACACTGGAATCGAACCAGCTGCTACAGGGTGAGTATCAAAGCGTTAATTAAGGTTAATTGCTGGCACTACCCAACGTTATCTTATTCTTAATAATACTTTTCGTTCTCAGGGTTAGTAGCCCTTACAGCCCCAAACTCTACCTATTTGAGTTAATAACCCGCTCTATTAAACAGTCTATTGCTTTTCTGATAGGCGAAAAAAAAGCCTTACAGAGAAACCCTCAGTCGTACCCCAAAGTGCCAGTTCACGGTTTTTTAACTAAGGGCTAAGGATTTCTCTATAAAGCCTTCAAATCAAATTGTAATACGTGAACTAGTCTTTCTTTCTATAACTTCGCTGTACGATCAGCCTTTTAATTATACCTCATTCTTGGCTATTGTCTAGCCTTCCTAAAAAAATTCTCATACTCAGCGCATCCGCTCACCATATCAATATGAGCACTATCAAATGGGTCGAAATTAATGCTATTAACTTTTTCAAAACGCCTAATAACCCTTAAACCATCAGTCTTAGATTCTGTTACACCGCCATACCAGCCGCATCTTCTGGCCTCATCAATAGCCTTAAGCATGGCCTTAACATACCTTTCCCGTGATGACATAAACACGTTTACCACCCTCTATTTCTCCTTATTGTCTAGCGCTTCTTCAAAACAAACCCTTGTCGCGTAGTGGGAAGCTAAAAAAATATCGCCTATTGATGTATAATATTTATACTTTTCTTCGGTTGACATGTTGGCAATCTCTGTAGCTGTCGAGTCGAATTCAACAGAAATAGGCTTGTAATAGATAACCTTAACATCCTCCCCATCGTAAAACGTTGCCGCCCCGTTAGAAAATTCCATACGCGTACACTCTACTTTATGCTCTTTCATAAACCTAAAAGACACTTGCTCATTTGTTACCACTTTATAGCAGACTCTTTTATCACTCACACTCTATTCCTCCTTAGTTATTAGTTTTTGTAGGTCGTCAATTGAGAACACCTCTGTATTTGGACAGCAAGATGAGCGGTCAATAGAGTTAATCAACTCCTTTATACCCTCCACTAGAGACTCTCTGTCTTCGTTAAAGTGCTTGGCTATGGCTATGGCGTCTTGCTTTTTCATCCTAGCTGGGATGCTGTGCGTATTGACCCGTAAGGTTCCGTTACTATCTCCGACATCCCTAACGCCCAAATCCTTATCAGTGAATTCATAATTATTTATATTCATTGTTTAGGCGCTCCTATAAGCTTAATCAACACACTAAACATGTAGGCTATCAGCATTAAACCTAAAGGCATGATAACCAAACCCACAAGAAAACCAAAAAGCACCCTAGCATCACTTATTGAAACCTCAATAATGGCGCCAATAATCATAATAAATACACACATAAACATCGGCGAGTAAGCTTGGCTATTAGCGCTAACCTCTATAACTGCCTTTTTAATATCGCTAGATAAAATTTCTTTTAGCTGACTCATCTACTTATCCTCACATTCAATTACTATTCGATTGGGCCGCTTTCCCTTGTGTGGGATATCCTGGCCATGCTCGATACTGGTTGATTTAACTTGCTGGCTGAATTCGCTTTGGCATGTTGACTGTTTAGGCTCATCCCGAATCAATATACTAAGCAGGGCACCGAGATTAAGAATGCAAAAAACAACAATAAAAATAAGTAAATAATCTTTCATCACTCACTCCAAGAAAGCTTAGAGGCTAATATCTTGCCGTTAATATCATTAGCTTTTGCTGAGCCGCTAAATATCGTGTTAGTTGTTTCAATATTCATTATTGTAGGCTCTTCGCCCGTTGCGCTAACGTGGGCTTTATTCATTGTTGCAAGCTTATCCATTGCTTTATCGATACTAGTACGCTCTTCTTCCATATCGGCTATTAGACTGTCCATCATGCCCTCTACACGTGTTAACCCTGTACCTAGTAGGTTGACCCGTATTTCCTTTAATCGTTGAATGTGGCTCATTTTGATAACTCCTTATTGTGTTTAATTAAATCACTTAAAGTCCACTGGTGGCATGTACGGCTTTTAATGCCTAACATAGAAGGCTTAGGGATAACCCCAGATTTAAAATAATTGTGGATCGTGCCATCACTTTTAACTTTAAGGATTCTTGCTAAGTCTTTAGCGGATAAAGTGTGGTCGGCTGGCATTCCTTTATACTCGTCTAGATTTATATGCCTTTTCGACATCTTCCGTCTAACTCGCTTGCATTTTTCAATGTCATTGACGAAGTTGGCCTCTGCTACGCCTACAACCTTGATTTTTCCACCGTTTTTCAGGAATTCGTCAACATCTTTTTGAAGTTGGGCGCTTTCTTCAATTTTTGGTGCGGCGATCGGAACTCTGTTTTTGCAATGTTGTATTCTGCTTTGAATTGTTCTCATGATGCTAACCACCCTATAAAAAATGCAATTAACCAAAATGCCAGCACAATTAATCCTAACCATAATAGGCTAACTTGGCCCTCTGTTGCGTTGTCTTGTTCGTTATTCACAATCTACCCCTTACTGTCATAATCTTGCTTGATTCGATGATTCTCTACTAGCCTATCAACAACCCTTCCAGCTGCCTCAGGTTGAGATTCTAGCCACTCTGATGTAGCTGGTGATACAACCATTTGGAATCGCTTTCTGCGCTCATCCTCGGTTAATCGTTTTGGCCCTCTTTTCTTTATCATTCTGATTCCTTATTAATTACTGTAGTAATATAATAGACAAAATAATGCCTGGTGTCAAATTTAATTTAGATAGGGTTTTATTTATGCGTTGATTGCGCCCCAAAGTTTGAAAGTTGCATTTGTATAAGTAATGGCTAAACCTGAACCAGCTGCGACCGTCACATCAGAAACAATAGCTGTGCCATTGATTGACTCTACACGTATAGCTGTGGAGTTTATTGTTAAGTAATCACCTTTTCTTATTACGTCTGAGGCCGAATTGAGAGTAATTGATGTAGTGCCATCAGTGGTTGCTGTTCTTCCCTCTGAGTAGGTGCCTTGAGTTCCGCTTGCGGTGCAAACCGACCCCATTTTGCCTGCTGCTGCTGGCGCGCTTTCTTTGATTTCATCTCCAATGTTGTACGTACCATATGAAGGTGTACCAGCGCCTGTGTAGTATTTTACAGGTAGTTGATCGTTTACATAGCCCGATATAATGTAAGGTATATACTGCTGTCCACCCCTTATATTGCTTGTTACCGTTTCTGCTTGCGTGTTGCCATTAAATAGCTCGCAAATACCAAAAGAGGTTGATGACCCAAAAACAAAATTAGTTCCGCCAGAAGCTTCAACATGATTGTTGATCACTTTCATGTTCCTGGGAGGGGCAGCACTTAAACAATTGACATTAAAAGTGACGCCAGAGCTATTAAAGCGACAATTATCAATAACAATGTTGCTGATAAACGATCCAAAGTTCATGTCGTAACCTGTCCCACCAGCTGTATTACTGGAGTCAAACCTTACCCTTGAATAAGTAAGGTTCGCACAATCTGTAGAGTTATCAGCATCAACTCCGCTTTTATAGCAATTGGTAAATTTAGAATCCTCAATAGTTATATCAACCGCCTCCGAGTTTAAAAATTCACCATTGTAAAACAAGTCAAAAACACTATTTCTAACAGTTACATTCTTAACGGAGCCTAGCTCAAGCCCCCTTGAGTCCGTCACAGTTGTGCCGTTTGATTGCATATTAACATTGTCTAAGGTGATTGTGGACGGCCATATTATCAAGTCTTCCAAAGTATCCCGCATCTGTATGACAACACCTTTTTTTCCAATGCCTTGTATATTTTCCAATTTAAGTACGGTTCCAAAATCCTCAGAGAAATTATCGTTTGCGTACTTGAATCCGTGATCGCCGGCAAATACCTGAATAACTCCGTCACCCGTGAACGCCTCCATTTCAATATTTTCAAAAGTGAAATTTCTAACCGCACTAAGAAAAACCGCCCCCGCACCACCATAAGTTTGCGCGCCGATCGTCACGTTTCTAAAAGTTACATTGTTCGGATGCCCGGTTCCTTGCGTTTCATCACCACCAGGCTCAACACTCCAATGACCACCAATAGGCTCACCAAGCGCCGCGCCAGCTTCTATAGTGATATTTTCACAAAGTATATTATCACAAGCTCCAAAAACAAAAAGCGCATTACCTTCTGGGCTAGTGCTGGATAAAGTGACATTCTGAACAATTACGTCTTTAACAAAGTCAGTTAGTGAATTAGAAAAGCCAATACAGATAGGCTGCTGATATTCCGCCCCTCTAACAGCCACATCAGCTGTAACGCTTCTTACTGTGCCGTTTTTTACTGTGCAGCCATTGTTTGTGATTAGATATCTCACAACCCCAGATTCATTGAATTTAAGCTCAGCGCCACACAAGTCAAGGGTTTGATTTTCTGCCATTTCCAATTGAGACTCCGATAAATAAGAGTCATCTAGGTGTCCGAGAATTACTCTTGCCTTAGAGTCGAAAGCTGCTTGAATAGCTCCATTGTCATCAGCAACGCCATCACCGGCAGAACCAAAAGACCTAACCTGCACCTCGCTTTCGATTCTCAACACAAAACACTTAGTCGCATCAACGGTTGATACGATAATATTAAATCCGTTTGGCAGGTCTACGTTTGGAGTGGTTCCGACTGTCACGGTGTCGAATATGCCGTTAGCTCTGTCTGATAAAATGTAGACTGTTGTGCCAACTACTGCTGTTGTGTCGTTTTCCATTACTGATTTAGTGGTAAACTTAGCGTCGCCGTCAACTACTGAAACAGACTTGTATTCAATATCACCTGTTGAATCAAAGCCATAGCTTTTACCCGCTCTAACCGCTGGCGCCGCAAGCTCAGTATTGGTTGAGTTTAAAATAGAATCTGTCTGACTGGCTCTAATTGCTCTAGTTACGTCTGACTCGTTTTGCTGAACACCCATCCATAAGCGATCAAAGTCTGCATCGACTTCCGATTCTAAAAACGCCGCATTAGCTTGATAGTTGGTTACTCTCGATAATGCCATTGACCGGTAAATAGTAATTACATCGCCTGATGTTGCGCCAGTCACAAAAGTGATATTTCCGCCTGTATCACTACCTACGCCTGATACCGTGTAGTGAGTTGTTTTTGACAGTGTGGTCGAGTTTTGAACGACCGTTATATCATCCTCATCAAGTATTTCGAAAGGGTACGGAAACACTGTTTGTGATGCGGTAGCGGTATATTGAATTCGTGTTCCATTATCTTGCACAGCCATGTTATTTACCTTCTAATTTGTCAAAAGCTTGACGTAGTATCATTAAATTTTGATAAGGGATTAACCTTCTCATTGCTCGAGTGTCTGACTCTTTCCATTCGTTATCATCAGTTCCCGCACCAGCTACTTTGAGTGTAGTTGTTAGAAATGATCCAAATGTAGGCCCAAGCAAGGCCTCCTCTTTGTTTCTTGATGCAAACCGGCTAGATGGTTGACTAGCTCCAACTAACGGCCTTAGGCCGTAATTGTTATTACTAACCTTTTCTAGCGTGTTATTCATTTCCATCAATATACCTAGCATACCGCTTCTGTCGATACCTTCTGTAATAAATACTTTAGGGTCGTCAGAGATAGGCCTTCCTGCATCCCACTGTTTAAAAGTGTAAGCCATAGCGCCCATGGTTGTTAGCATTAAAGCACCACCAAAGTAATTAGCATCTTGACCTTGAATACCAGCTATTAGCATTCTCTGCGTTGCTGACATCATAAAACTTCTGAATTGAAAAAATGTCTTGCCTAGCTCGCTAGACATAAATAACGGCTTTTCTTGTCCAGGCATTACAATTACTCGGTCAGATTCTTTTCTTAGTGCTGCACCCCATATTTTTTCTAAGTCTGGGCTGTCCCAATTTTTAGCGCCCGACGTCCAAACGCCGTCAATTTTTTGACCGTGCTTTTTAACCTGTTCGGCAATATTTTTAGCATCTGCCTCATCAATCCCTAACCTACCTAGCCGCTTGTCATACTTACCTTTCATCAAATCATTAATAACAGATGTTTGCATGGTAACGGCGTGTAGCTGCTTCATTCCTGCTGTCCATCTATCCATGAGATTTATTTTACCAAATTTTTCCGCGCCACCCCTAACTAATCGTTCAAAAGCTGTGCCGCCTTGAGTGTAATCAGCCACATCAGCCATAACCTCCGCTCTGCCGCCCATCAACACATCAACACCAACACCGTACCTTTTAGCTTCTGCCGCTGCTACTTTAAACTGCTTGATATTGGTCATTAACGGTTTAATTCCATTGCCTAACGTTTTAACAAAACCTTCCGCTGCAAAGGTTCTGGCTACATCAGGAATACTCGAAGCTACAACGCCGCCCATGAATCGCAAATAGTTCAAATCTCTAATAACTCGGCCAGCTCTTACCCACGGGTTATTTGCATCAACTTGACCATAAGTTCCACGCATTCGATCGCGCATTGCTGCCAAATCTTTAATCTCTTGATCTAACTGTTTCTGCATTTTGATTGATTTTTTGGGGTTCTTTTCCTTTTGGATTTTATCACCCCACCACTTAGTGATGTCAGATTCGGCATTAGTCATACCTAAATCACCATCAAACGCCCTAGATAGCTCTATATCGGGCGCCGTTTGCTTTAAATACCTTGCACCCAACCTTTCTATATCATTTTCCAAAAACCCCTCTACGAGCTTATCTGGGATGTTAAACGTTCTTTTCTTTAGCGGTCCTTGCAAATTAGTTCCTGCTGATTTTGACAGCGTCGAGCCTTCGCCAATCTTCCAGTCGTAAGGGAGTCTGCCATCTGGCGAGCCTGATATTCTTTGAGCTATCTGCCTAGCAATGCTTTCATAGTCTTGTTTTTCTAACTCTAAACCTTCTTTAAATTTACCTTTTTTAACAATTGCTTCTAATTCAGCCAGTCTTGCACCGGTAGCGGTACGCATTTCATCAGCTGCAGCTTTAGCTTTTGTAAATAATTGTAAGTCTTGCTCTTCAAGCCATTTGGAGGTTTTTGATACGAACCCATCTAAGTTAGCAGCTAGCTTCTGCTTGTTCCAAGATCGATTTAAATAGTTAACCGCGGTCGTTACATCAACATCTTCCGGTAACAACTTAAGCTCTATCATTTCTTTTTTTAATGGCTCATAAAGCTCAGTGCGCCAAGCATTAGCCGCGTTCTTAACTTCTGGATGCGCTTTAGGGTCTGGGTTTCGCATCTCCTTCGCGACCATTTCATTAAAGTCTTTTTTGGTGACTCCGCGTCTTAAAGCGGTATCGGTCAAAGATTGACCCAATCGCTTTTTAAGGTTTTTCAGCTCCCCAAGATGCCCTTCTAATGCTGTGACGTATTTACCATCATGGATTTTAATTAGCGACTCAACCGCTGTCACATTACCTTTATCCATCTCGATAGGGTTCTCAGCTAGGAAATTAGCTGTTTTTCTAGTGATCGGATTATCGCTGGTTATGGTTCTTGATAACGGGTCGAAATTAAACCCTTTGAGCATTGATTTGGCGACCTTGCCTTTCACTTCAACATCATCTAAAACTCTTGCAGCGCCGATTGAATCATCACCGTTCTTGATTTTAGCTTCTGGGTTCATCGAGTCGTCAACTTGTTTAAAGGTGTCATCAGTTGCACCCATACCCTTTAAGCCTTCGACAGTCATACCTAGTACACCGCCAAGAAGAAAAGCTGCGCTAACATTGGTTGCAGACTCGCCGTAAGTTCTTTCTATTTGAGTGGCATGCAGCAGTGACTCTTGAATAGCTGTTGAACCAGCTGCTACGCTACCAGTGACTAGTCCAGATTTTAAGATAGAGCTACCAGTTTTATAAGTTTTTATTGCAGTGCCGCCTATCGGTATCAAGTTAACTGGATCGCCAACACCGCCAATACCAAACCCCATAGCAAAGCTCATCGCTCCGCCGCGAGACATGGTTTCTCTATCTTTACGCTCTTTAAGGGTTAGCTTTCTGACATTGTTAAGCTCTTCCATATTATCCGCTAATGCAGCGTTATCGATGAATTTCTCATCAAGCTTTTCTTCATCAGTGAAATTATCCCAAGGGTTAAAATCAGTGTCAGCCTCATCAGGCAATTTGCCGACGCTTTGACGTGATATAAGAGAGCCTATTGAGTTTTCAGTTCTAAAAGTGGCTAAGGCTAGCTCTTTAGTGTCAGGCTCGGCCTGCTCTAACTCTGGAAGTGCTACAAACTTTCTGGCTAATACTTGCTCTTGTTTATCTTCTACAAAAGGCATTAAAACACCCCTTGTAAATCTTCAATCGCTTTCTTTTGGCCACGCTTCTCTTTGAACTGCTCTTCGCGCTCATTAATTAGCTTGCCTCTTTCTACGCTAGCATCTGGCGACCATCTACCTGGAATTGATTGGAATTCACCATTAGAATCAATCACCATAACTCGGTAATCAGGCGCTCCCAATGAGGCTTTGCGGGATGTTTCTTCATCAGATAGCAGGAATACATTATCGTTCTCGAACTCCATGCCAATTGATGATTTTTTAATATCTCTGATTAATTGAGGTTTGATATAGTCTGAATTGCCGTTAACTGAATAATAATCCTCTGGTCGGTTTTTCATGAATCCGAACTGAGACTCTTTCCAGTTATTTTGCAATATTTCAACGGCTTTAGCTTCTGCGTTATCCTCGCTCATACCAGCCTTAAAGAATGACTCAAATAAAGCGGAGTATTCAGCCTCAACAGCTTGTTTGTTAATATTATCTTGTAAGAAGTCGCCACCAAAAAAACCCTCAAAAGCATTTTCTACTTTACTTGGGTAGTCCTCTCTTAGTTTGTCGTCTTTAATTAGTTGCTCTCTAGCCTCTATTCTAGCCTTGTCTCTTGGGTCAGTTAATTCTCTTGCTAGTTTAATAGCTTGCTCAGGCTCCATGCTTTGAGATAATGTTACTACTGAATCCATAAAAGCCCGCTGGTCAGCGCTAACAGCGCTAGGCATTCCAGGTATATTGTCTATTCTGTCTACCAAATCTGAGGCTTGCTTTATTTGATCTGGATCACCGGATAACACTTGACTAGTGATTTGCGACTTAACCTGACTCGGAATAGTGCGAGTTTGAGCAATAAAGTTAGCATTAGCCAAGCTCTGCATCTCTGGTGGAAGCTGGCTAATATCGTCTTGAACGTTTCTTTTATAGAAGAAATCAACATCTTTTTTATTCATTTCGATAGTATTATCACCATCCATTCGGGCTAATATCCGTTTATCAGCTAAAGTGATTCGGTTTATCTCATCTTGAGCCTTCGCTACATGAGTAAATATCGACGTTCTTTCATTGCCTTTAATGCTGCCTTTTGTGTGCAATAACTCTGTTTGCTCTACCAGTGGAGCTAAATCAACATTTTCTCCATTCTTGGCACGCTCTTCAATTAGGTTAGCTTGTATTTTAATGTTAGATATTAATTTCTCAGTCTCGATATCTCGCTGCCTGGATTCGTTAGCTATTTTTCTAGCAACATCATTAACTCTAGATTCAACCACTCTAACAAGGGAGTCTTTTTGTTCGGGGCTTAAGTCTTTTAATTTTGACTTTCTAAGCTGCTCAACAAAGTCAGAGCCTTTAGCGAATTGCTCTTCTAAAGATAAATCTTCATTAAAGACAATTTGATCTACTTCTCTAAGTGCGCTTTGCTCCTGTATTCTTTCCGCAGTATCTTCTTTAATTTTTCTAGCTTCATCGGCTGATATTTTTCCAGACTCAACCCAAGCGTCTAGCTCAGCATTGGCATTAATGGCCAATCTTGCTTGCTCTCCTGCATCGCCTTCTCTAACAGCGTTTAATAAGTCGTCCTGCTGTGTTTCTATGCTTGCTAATGCGGTAGCTCTCTGCTGCTCTGATTCGCGCTTAAACTGGCTATTTAGCAGCTTAGCATGGCGGTTTGATATAGATGAGTCAATATCCTGCCCTACAAGCACGGCTAATTCTTCTGGCATTCCAGTAAGTGTGCCTTTTCTCATGCCTGAGGCAGCAACTTTGAATGCTTCTGGGTCTAGCTTGTGTTCTTCTTGTAGTCGGTCTAAGCTTTCTCGGCTATCCATTGATACTTGCGCTTTATGAGCTAATATCGCCGACTGATTGAAGGATTGGCCAAATATTGTGTTGTCGCTTTCTAATTCTGGGCTTAATACTTTACCTTCTTCGTCACGCTTAACCGATTGAGCACCCGCTAAAGCGCCCTCTTTTTGTCGAGTCTTAGCAACTTGGTTAAAAGCTAACTCACCTACTTGGTCAGATAATCCAGCAAGCATGCGTAAGTTTTGACCGGCAGTTTGATCAACCCCAGTCGGTCTTAGCTTTCCAGTGAATCCTATTTTAGTCTGAGCCATTATGACCCCTGATAAACTTGTGATGCGCCTTTCAATAAGGTGCTTGTTGCTTGAGTACTGCCTGCTTGCCTAACATTTGCACCCATGCGCTTTAAATGAGCCTGTCTAAGCCTATCGCTGAGAGCATTTAACCCTTCGCTAGCGGATGACTGTTTGGCGCTTTCTAGAGCTAAGCTTTGCGGTGTACCTTCTCCGGCTGTGCCGGACATCGTTTGACTTACTACGTTGGCAGATAAAATCTTGTTTAGTCGTTGTCTGCGTTCAATCTCTTGAGCTTCTGCACTGAGCTTTTCTTGATCGGCTTGACGCTCTAATTCAAACTGTTGAGATTTAGCAGCATTCTTTTGTTGTTCAGCACTGTAAACCGCTGTGCCTGCATATAGTAATAGCATTAATGGGGCGGCCATTATGAGGACTCCACTTCAAATTCGATACCTAGCACCGTCATCGGTGTAGGGTCTGGACAGGTAAAAGTCGGCATGCTTTCTCTTTGCCATCCTGCTGTATCATAAACATCATCAATTATACCTGAATAATTAACCGGTGGCGCATCCAGCGTTAGTGTGCCAAAGCTTCTGGCTGGTATATCCTGACCATCAATCTGCATACCTGTGGTATTTAATACTCGAACATTCATCCTTAGTATCCTTTTAAGGCGCATCTGGTTGGGCCCACTACCGATATTGGTTGATAATGGCATCGGTTTAAATTCTGGGATAAACTTAATACCCACTTCTACTGCTGAGTAGTTTTGAGCTATCTCGCTAGCAGTCAATGTTACTTGGCCGCCGCTTACAGCTCTTTCATCAAGAACAATGCCATCAGCAACCAAAGTAACTGTTTCACCTTCTAAAGCTTCTAAACCTGAAATAAAGCCGGTTCCGTTGCCTGTGTGAGACATATCCAGCTTGGAATCGAAGTTCCACTTCTCAATAAAATAGGACTCTACGCTATTAATAGTTCGCTTGTTAACCATATAGAGACTGTCATCAACTACTGAAACATCAGTAATAAAGCCGCTAGTTGTCCATTCAGTGAAGCCGTTGATGTCTTGCGATCTAAGTGTATTAAGAATAGTCGCAGTTCCATCGTTATTGACAATAAACACCCAGTTAGCATCATCAGATGTTGCTCCAGATAATACCGCCACATCAACTGGGGACTTTATTAATTCAGGGCTAAGAACACTTATATCCTCTGCTGAATAGGTGTCCTCGTTGAAGTTATAAACATATCGTTTGAGGCTTTTACCGTTACGACTGACAAAAATAGTAGCTCCATCAATCTCTTTAATCTCAAGGTTGGACGAGCCTCCCGATTCGGGCTGTGGAGTAATCGCTACCGATGAAGGCGTAATAGGACTTACATTAACAGTAAATTCTGAGCCATCAGTGAATATCTGTAAGTTTCTTCCTGGGTAAACGTCGATAATATCATTCAGTTTGCGGCTTGATATAGTGGTAAATATCGCATCATCATCATCACCTTCATCTATCTCGAAATCAAATAGACTGCCGGACTTAGATAAAAACAGCGATTGCTTTTTAGCTTTCACACCACCAATAACTAATCGGCCTTCATAAAAACAAGCTGAACGCGGGTAACCTCTTGTTGCACTCCATACATCCTCTTTTCTTGGTGAGCCGCTAACCGACTTAGTAACAGCAATCGTTTTAGAAGCGGTGCCGCTAGTGGCGAACGCAGAGAATAATTCAAAATCTTTGGTTGATTCACCGCTAATAGTGATCGTGTAAGCTGCTGCACCCGTTCTAGCTACTGATACGCCTGTTTCACCTGTTACTGGCATATCTTGTATATTCTTCTGGATATTTAACGCTGTAGCGCTTCGCTCGTCTGCTGTAGCATCTCCAGCATAAGTGATATTCTTGCTTAAAACTCCCTCAATATCTATTTGGAAAGTATCACCAGCCACAAAGCCTGTAAAAGTCATTATTTGAACTTCACTAGTCGGAGTTGGGCTTGACGCATCATCAAAATCAAACTGCGGAATATTGAAGAATGGCGCATCATCCAACTGCCAATCCCAGTCAGTCCCAAGATTAATTAATCTTTGCGTGGCTGTATCCTCGTGAAATAACAACATAACTGATTCAGTCTGCTGATCTCTTAGTGCGGATAGTTGAGACTCAATATAAGGCATTTTAATATCTGCCACTCTATTCTCGGTCTCTTTATCGTAAATAGCGCAATTACCATCAGTAAACACGCACAAGTAATTCTCATCCTTAGATGCGCTAAAATCCTTTAATTTAACTGAGCTATTGTTTGCCGTTCGCTCCTGTAGGGCAAATTCTGATAGAGTAAATTTATTGGTAGTTAAATCTATACCATCCTCTTTGATTAACCGCCAGTACCTATGTGTGCCACCAAGATAGGTTCGCATATCCCTAGCAACCGTACCTACTTCTCGAATAGTTGTTCCTTGCCAAAATGAGTTGTCATCTGACCATTGAACCACTACATCATTTGTTGAGCCTGATACCGTTAAAAAAATACCCCTTATATCAGCAAATTCAATCGTTTTTGCCGTCCCTAAGTCGTAATGGGCGATCACATAGGGGTCAATAGTGGATATGTTGGTAGTGGTTGTAGTTGATGTTGTGTCATCGTCATCATTGATATTGGCCGCTGTTCCACCTTCTGGCATAGTTGGAGTGGTGGTTATTCGTGACGTCTTGAATGCTGCTGTATCAATGTAATCAGTCCCTGGTCGACGCTTTAGCCCGCCTTGAGGGATTAGCACGATATTCTTACCAACCTCTAAGCCTTTGTAGTACTGTTCAATATCAGTTCGACCCTTTATTAGAGGCGATAATACACCGCTATTAAAAGATGTTTGAATAAATCTTGATTTGGCCATTAATATCTAACCGCGATAAATGGTTGATAGGTCATAGGTGTTTGCGGGTATTGTTGGGCGTCTCTGCTCATAGCGTCTGCTGAGGCGTTAAGATACTCTTGTGACATTTCAGCTCTAGCTGCTGCGCTATCCCTAATGGATGTAGCAAAGTCTTTAGCTAGTGCGTATTGGATTAGTTTGGCGAAATACTCAGGCCATTCTGACTCAGGCGCATTATAGATATAATCACAGTACATCGCTTGTTTTAGATTACAGTAAATCTTATCCCCCAGTATTTGGTATCTGGTTGAAGGTTCTACTTTGATTAGCAATAAGAGGTCAGTGGGTAGCTGGTAAATGCTTTTATAGTCATTGCCTAGTGGCGTTTCAGTGGTTAGTGAAAGCTGAGCCTTAGCTCTTGCAAATCCCCACCTAGTGCGGGTTAATTCGTTTTTGACAATGGTGTCATAGAGATTAGACGCGACTATTTGCGCGCGACTATTCCCCGTTAAAGTATTGATAGGTAAATCACCAATCAAAATAAGAGCGTTACTAATAAGATCAATCTTACTCGCCATGATGATTACCTATTGTTCCGGATATTAATCCGTGTCAGTTTCTGCGATCGTTGTACCATCTGAAATATCTACAACTCCAGCTGCATTGCTTAATACAATACAAATGCTTGCTGTAGGCGTTGCAGAGTCAGTAACAAAGATAATATCTCTAACCGCTAATTCTTTAGAGGCATTATTAAAATACCCCGAAGTATTAACAGTTGCGATAGCATCCGCTGATGTATAACTCCAAATAGCCGGTGCGTTGGTGTTTGGAGAACCAAGGCGCGCCAAATTGTTTCTTGTAAATGCCATGATAGCCTCCTAAGCTGTTTTAGTGTATTGGACTTTCTGTTGACCGGCTGTGTCAATTACTACTGCGCCAGCTTTGAAAATTCCGTTAGTTAACCAAGACGTGTAAAGCTCTTGATACGAGACTTCGACTTTCATATCGATACCAACCGCTAGGCCAATACCCTGCTTGTCAAAGAACCATGCATCAGGCTTACTTGCAGCCTCAGTTAATCCGCCCTCTGTTCTATCTTCAAGCACAACCATATTAAAACCAACAAGGGTATTAACATCGCCACGAATGAGAGCTTGAACAGCCATATAATCGGAGCTAGTAGCTTTCTCATCATTTAACAATCCTTTAAGACCGCCAGATTCGATAACGCCACAAAGACCGCCATTTCCTACACCTTGACCAACTAAGTTAGCCTTAGCGTTGATGATACCTGCCATGGTTAGGTTAGCTGCACCTAAATCAATGTCTGATGCGTCGGGCGTTGAAGCGTCCAATGCGTCGATAATGATTTGATCACAACGTCTACCGATTGCGCCTGCAACACACTCAGCTAGCTCTTGCTTTTCGTCAAAGTTAACTTCTGCTTGATCGAAAATATCAGTGAACTCTGGAGCGTTCCAGTTTGATAGGGTTGCAGTTGGTTGGCTGTGGCTGATGTTCATCGCTGTTACCATGTCAGAGGTGCCTTTTTGATTGGCTAACCCTTTACCCATGTAGCGAAATTTACACGTATCACCTACAACGTTGTTTCTTACTCGAACATGAGGCTTTAATAAACCCTTGTTCTGATATGCCTGTTTAACCTGTGCGACAAAGTCGGTATTGGCAACAGCGCTTAATTGAATACTCATTTTGAATTCCTCAAAAAAATTATTAACATTTCTGAGGTTTTAGCTAGATTATCCCACTAGATGGGTCTTGCAAAACCTGATTTTATTTCAAATCTGGTCCCAGTGGGATTGTCCAGTTATAGTAATTATATATCGGCTGATAGATTAAGGCAATATCTAAGAGACTTGCGCATACATTGCTATGATCTTTTTGTCATAAGCTGGGTCAATAGATCGCAACAAATTACCATGCTCATCCCTTTTGAAAGCGGCTTCATTAACCTCTGCTAGTGTTAAGCCTTTACCGCCAACTGGATCATCACCATTTAACTTAGGTTGAGCAGATGCAAGCATAACCTCTTCTAAAAGCTCAACACCTGTAGATGTTTGCAGTAATTCCTCGAACCTTTCGTACTTTTCCGGCAGGTTGTTTTTTAGGTAATTATCAACCTTATCTATCCGCTGTTGAGCGTTATCGCCAAGCTTAGCCAGCTCATTCTCAACAGTGACCTCCTTATCAACACCGAGAGCAGTAGACAATAACTCCCAACCCTCAGAGAAAGCTTCTTGATTCATGTTTATCTTGCTAGCGTACTCAGTAAAGGCTGAGACTAACTCATCACCTTCTTTAAACCCTTCGATAGGAGCGTAGCCATCTTTAGGTGCCCCAGTAAAGCCGCCAAACTTAGAATTCAACTCATTGTAAGACTTACCTAGATTCTCGACGTTAGGTGCACCAGTCTCACTATCCCAAAATCGTTCTGGGATATAATCAGGGCGCTCTGCCGCTTCCACCGCCTCAGACGTTGACTCTACTGATTCTACTGATTCTACATTTTCTTCACTCATTACACCCTCCACGCAAATTTAATGACCCTTTTTTTACTATCTATAGGCCTTGTTTTGTTAATAATTTCTACTAGTTTTCCACCGCCATTATCAGCTGATAAGTCATTAACACTGACCCAATCAACGCACTTATTGCCAATATAGCAACGAAAAGATTTGAACTTGTCCATATACTCAAGCTTGGTAAAGTTATACTGCCTCGCTATCTTAACAAGCCATTCATCCTTAACACCCATGCTTTTTAGTTGATTGTAGCCAGCCGTATCAATCTTTACTTCTAGCTTTGGCTGTTCTGGTTCTTTCGGCTTAAACAGCTCTCTAGGCTGTTCAGGATTATCTATTGCAGCTATTTCTTTCTCAAGGTTCTCAATCTTTTTATTATGCCAATTCTTAATCTTTAAAGCTTTAGCCTTTTGTCTTATTTCGTCGCTCATTTATCACCCACCATTGCTATTTTAGTATGTATAGATTTAACTACACCTCTTTCACCATTGTGATACGCTGCTTCATAGTTTGGGTTTATGGCATCCAATGATGTATTGTTATTATATATAAACCTTTCGCTTAAATCGTTGAGCACCTTAACACCATCTTCTGTTGAGAATAGACGCTTATAGGCCTTAGCTAGACCGAGCGTTTTTTCTGCTTCAAGCTTTTGTTCGTGTGTTAACTCTTTGCCTTCTAAGTCTGACCAGCTCATTCTACAGCCTTAAGTTGGGGTTGCTCTTGCTCAATACCTTGCTCTGCTAAAGCTTGTGCGCCCTGTATCATTTGATCTTTCTCAGCCTGATTTCTAATCAACTCTTGAGGCATGCCGGTTTTCTCTCCAGCCCATCGGCCAATATCTTCCAGCTTAAATGCTAATTGAACAGCCTCTTCACCACCTGTAGCCAATGTAAACTCAATAGCCTGTTGAACTGTTATTAAGTCCTCTGAATCCTGAGTTTTGGCTAGTGGAGATGTAAACTTAATGACAACCTCTTCGCCGCCTATCTTAATAGGTGTAACAAGACCCCTGCGCTTAAGTATCCAGTAAACCCTTTGCAGTATTGGTATCAGCACCTCACTTTGAATGCGACCATAAGCCGAACCCATACGTCCAGCAAGCTCTCTTGCCTCGTCAATGTATTGCGATGCACTAATAACACTATCGCTAGGCTCTCTAAGTGAATCAAAGAAAGCTTTCTTGATAGCTACTTGCAAATCAGAGATAACAAACATAGACAATTCTAAATTGTTACCTGTATCTAACCTTTGTAGTGATGGGTTTTGCGTTCCATTATTTGATACCGGAATAACAATCCCTGGAGACACTTGAACAGTGTGAGGGTTGAATACGCCATCACTAATACCGGTCCACATACCAGATAAATCAATAGCGCTCTTTTGCAAGCTAAACTCTTTAACCTTGTTAAGCGTTTTAACATCAGGCATAACCCTAATTGCTGGGCCTCTACCTCTAATCTCCCCTGCCGTTTTGGAATATCGACCAGTAACCCATGGGCTGGAATCTTCAAAACTTTCTACCCATGATAGAGACTCATCGTCTTTAGTCCATGCAACACCCCAATAAGTGCCAGTTTTAGGGTCAAATACCATACCCTCTGTTACTTCTACATCGGCATCCGGTGTATCAGTGATAATTTCTCTTAGTTCTGACTTTACCTCAAAACCCCGCCATCTGCGCTCAATATTTCTCGCCTTAACTTTAAATCTACGCCAATGGGTTTCGATCTTACCGTTTGGACCTTCTTCATAAGCTAGGCTTATTTGAGGGATCGCTTGAAAGTTGATTGGTATTTCGTCACTTTCCTCTTCGTCAATCATTAGTGAGCACGTACCTACCAATAAATCTAAACACGCCTCGTAAAACTGAGAGCTAAAGTTAGACCGATGGATGTAATCAAACATTATCTCAGCTTGCTCTTGGAGGTTGTCGCGAATATCTTGCTCAGAAATGCCTTCATTATTCTCTAATTGGCGTAGAACTGCGTTGCTAGGCTCTAAATTAGCCCACCGCTGCCAGATTGGAGCAATGTTAGCCTGCATCTTGCTAGCGCCTGTCATAATTGATTCTGGAGCTGTTGAGTCAAACACTCTATCTTGTTTCTTTGCTCCCTTAGTGTCATGGTTGAATAGATTTCTATTGGGTAGGCAGTACTCATATACATCATTGAGCAAATCTTCCCATTGAAGCGCATCAGATACAGCTTTAGCTTCTCTGGTTTTTAGGTCTTTGAATGAGCCTAGATTGTCTGGTGTTTTCATTTGGTAGACCTGTTAGTGCGTATATTTGTTCTAGTTGTGTTAACTATTCCAGATGTACCGCTATTGCCGCGACCACCAAGCAAACTTCCTGCACCACCTCCACCTGATGAGCGCCTGCCTCCTACTGCCTCGCTGACATTTCTTGGTGCGCCTGAGAGTAATGAGACATTCCCAAGCTTGCCCCGGGCTAATGCAGCAAACTTTTCCTCTGACTTCTCTATCTCTTCATCAAGCAGGCGTTTGTTTCTTGTCTCTGCGGCCAGCTCTTCGGCTGTTTTCTTTTCCTTTTTTGGCTTTTTCTTTTCTTTCTCTCGGCCGACTAAGCTTATATCTTTGTCCCACTTAAATAGACCCATTGTGCACCTTCTTGAATAGTTGATAAGGAGTTAAGCTCCACGACTTAACCCCAGTAATTAGCTTTGTAAAGCCTACGCAGGTATTTAGTGATACCCATCTTTTTCGCTCTACTGCCTGAATTTTGACTATTATACCGTTTTCTATGAGAGTTGCATAATGATTGACTGAGTCTATGCGAGTGACACCATGACCCGATTCATACTTAAGCCATTTGTCGCCGTCTGCTCTTATGACAAAGCAATGACTAAATCCATCCTTTAACCACCTCATCCACCATAACGGGCGCTCAGCTTCTTTGAACACGATGTACATATCATCCGAAGACATTGAACTCTACTTTCATGCTGCCTGAGCGTGGCGGTGGCTTGTGAGTGTTTTGCTCATTCCATCCTAATGCTAGGGTTTGTAATGCGTCTGCTCCATGGCTAGCCCAATCATGTAAGGGTTGGTCTTTAAATACGCCCTTCTTATCATCCCATTCATACTGATAGGACGCTAAACAGTTCAGTCCATGCTCAGCTCTCGTATCATCAATGTAAAGCCTTGGGAATATCTTCCTAACTGCTCCATGGCCTTCTGATTTAGCTCTAGGTCTCTGAACTGTTCTGAATGCTATACCCATTCTAGCAGCTGTTGATTTACGCGTCTTACCTGTGGATAACTCTCTAACCTCAATATCATGCGGGGCTAGATGTTGGCCATAGTGTATTTTATGCTTTGCTTTGAACTCTTGTAGGTATTGAATGTAGTGTTCCATGCCTTCGTTGTGATTCTCGTAGTAATGAATTAAACGTATTTCATTGCCTATTGTCTGGAAGAACCATATCGACATGGCGTCACTAATCCCTAAATCCCATGCGGTGTGAACTTCTAGCATTGGGTCGACCGGTATTGATAGTATTCTGTGATCATCTCTAGCAGTTGATAATTGAGTTGAATAGATAGCTCCAGGTATCTGAGCATCAAACGAGCAAAAGTATTCCTGCTGTATCTTTTCCTCGCTCATTCCTTCATCGCGTTCTTGCTGGATAATCTCTGGACCTATTACCGGCGAGCCATCATCACGCTTAGTGTCGTTAACTGTTAATAGCTCACAAAACCATTCTTTAGTCTTTCTAGCCATTGTGTATAACTGATAGCCGTGATTCTTGCCTCGAGCAGTATAGATAAATACAGCCCATCCACCATTCTCAGCTAGCATCGGTCTAAAATAGTCCCATGCTTGAGGGTTTGATATTGAATATTCAGAGAATACGATACCTACTGGATTAGAGCCTACCATTGCATCATAGTTGTCAGAGCCGACTAATTGCCAGATAGAGCCGTTCTTAAGCTCTATTAGCATCTCTTGTTCATTGGTTCGTTTACGGATTGATAAAGGGAATGCTTGGTCTATTATCTTTCTACCTTGACCATCGATACCATTCCATATTGCTTTACGAGCCTGAGCTATCTTGGGGAGGCAATGCCAATAGATACCTTTGCGCTTTAACATCATTGAAGCGGTAAAGTTTAGACTCATTGAGTCCTTCCCTGCTCGACGATGATACACAAGGCAAGCCCTTTTAACCCCACTAGACATTGCTTGAAAGAATGGTAGCTGGTAGCTTCTAGGACTCCATTTGTAAGGAATGGTTATTTCAGTCATCGTGGTCTGGAGTGTAATCAACTAGTTTAATTGTTAACTCACCCCCGCCATCATTCGCTATCTCTACGTTTTTAATATCAGGTAAGTATTTGTTCATTATTTTGAGTCTTTGCTCATTGGCAACTTTTAGCTTATTCAGTGAGTTAGTAAAGGATTCTTCTCCCTCATCCAGCTCTTCTATTTTTTGAATATTATCAACCAGATGTTGAACAGTGCACTTATTGCTTAACCACTCTCTAAGCGACTCTTGGCGTATAGCCCTATTCTCTTGCGCTCTTGTCTTGGCCATTAGTTATTTTCTCCACTATGATGAGCTAGTTTTTCGACTTCTTTGAGTCGTTTAACAGCTTTAACTATATGATACTCTGTGTTTGAACAAAACCACTTATTGAGAGCTTGAGTGTATTTCATTCTTTCGGCTTCTATATTGTTATTTGTTTTATCCACTATTTTCAACCTTTACGGGTCTTGTTTTAATCACTGTATTTACTCTTTAGTGTTCCCCATTTAATACGCTCAAATCCTTTTTCGTAATTCTTTTTGGTGACTTTGGTTTGCTTTCTTAAATGGTCGCCTTTACCGTTACCAAACTCGCTAGGGAAGTGTCTTGTTTGGGTTTTTCTGTCCAGCTTGTCGTAATGGCCTTTCATTAGTATAACGCCGCACAGGTTGCCGTTGTAGATGTTGATAGCACTTTTGATGGTTGAACAGGCAGTACTTGACCTGTCGTAACAGGAAATACGATTTGATTGCCGCTTGAATCTTCTAGGTTTAGATTGCCATCAGTTAAAACATATAAAGCTCTCACCGACCTTAATACGGTTACATCGCTTGGGGTTATGCTTCCCCATAATTTGCTTGTAGATACACTAGATTCGCTCAAAACCCTACCCCTATTTTGATAGATAGTTGATTGTAATAATTAGTTACAGCTGCAGCCACTCCAGCCAATATACCTGCATAATGCCTTAGTAGTGTTTGTCTGTCACCTTGATCAATAGTATTGTCAGGTAAAGGCAGTAAATTAGTCGCTATTGCTAATACTGAATTACGCTTTACCGCAGTATCGATAGCCATTAACTATACCTATTAATTGTTTCAGTGATTGTACCTTTAACCTTTACGCCTAAGTTAGCAGCGTTTTCTATTCTACGCTCTACAATTGCTCTAAACTCTGATTTTCTAGCACCATTTACCATTAAGCTCATTTCTTCATAGCGTTCAGCGATTCTAAGATGCTCTACAGCTTGCGCTTGGTTCTTTGCTTTGTGCTTAGCCTCTTTGCTAGCCTCAACCTCTAAAGCTGCCTGCAGCTCCATATTGAGCTTTTCAGAGTGTTTAAGCTTAGCTTCTGCCGCTCTAGCCTTTTCGTTAGCAATATCTTCTTTGCTCGGTTTTGATGTGAATAAGTCGAAGAATCCCATTATACGAATTTTCCTTTAGTGAAGGTGACCGTGTCATCACTTACTGTAGATGTGCCTATTGTAGCAGAATCAGCATCATTTCTTAATAGTGTTGTGGTGGCGGTTTGGGTCATTTTGTTTCTACCTAGCGTAAATGCATAAGTAAGCATATTTTGATAGGTGGTAGTAGCTGCTGGCACGCTTGATGGTTGAGCATGAGTATCCACTTCCATAACATCGACCATTTCAGCGTTTATCTCGCTTGCCGTAGGTAGTGCTGCGATTAGTGTTGGTATGTCATCGGATTGCAATTCGTTAGTATCTGCTAGTATCAAGGCCACATCTCCACCTTTCACTGCTCCGTCAAGGTTTAATGTTGGCGTTCCGGTTCTGTTATCTGTTACAGCTTTGTAGACACCTCTAAGCTCGACATCTCCAGACGCCCCATTTAATGTAACAGTGCCTAACTCACCGCCTATAGTAAATGTATCGCTTCCTGTTATTCCTGACTGGGTTATTCCTCCGCTAAACCTTCTATATTCTGCTGTAGCAACCCCAGCCCCACTTCTGGTAAATGTTGGACTTCCAGAGCCGGCAACAGTTGAATAGCAATCGATGTGAGTAAAGTCTCCTGGACCTGATTGGGTTATTGTCGCGCCAAACCCGCATTGCTGAGCAATATAATCTGGGAGTGTTGCTGTAGCAAATATACAATCCTCAAAAAACACAGGGTTAGCGGTTGATGTCCCCACGCCAGAAACGCTTGAAAATCTTTCAAAAACAGTGCCGCCAATATTTTGACCTCCAAGGGCGAGTACTGAGCCATTACCTATTACATCATAACCTTCATAATCTCCGCCAAGCGTTAGGGTTGAGCCTGGAGTGACCTCGATTTTGTGCAACCCTGTTGATGCCAGTAAGGATAGTAATGCAGCGCTTGTTGATACAGGGTTTCTTGCGGTTCCGTCTATATTTACCTCTGTATTGGTATTTGATGCGTTAGAATTGAACCATACCGCGCCGTTGTCGTACCCTTCAACTCCTTGAGAAAAGGCAACGAAAACTTGATCTATTGCCACCGTTGCACTAGTTAAGCCGCTTGCTTTAAAAAATCTAACCCTAACTTTCCCCTCGTCAGCCCCATTGCCAACCATATCGACAAATAAATCAAATGAATAAACACTGTTGGCTGTTGAATTAGTTCCTTGAATGTTTCCTATTTGTTTCCATCCAGCAGTAACCCAATCGTAACCATAAACATCTACATCATCATTAACGCCATTAATATACCCAGTCACCTGAACGCTTGAGGCTGTGCCTCCGCCTATTGCAAATTCATAATAAAATTCTATAGCTCCAGCCGCATCAGTGTGAGTATGCCTTACCCCGTCGAGCGCTTCTGTATCGCTAAATAGGTTGGCGGATTGTGTTCCAGTGGTTAATGTGTAGCTTAGTGCTGCCTTATTCACTGCTGATCCAACATTGGTCAGCGTTGATAGTTGTGATTGCTTTGCTGGGGCGTTGTCGTCAGTGTAGCCTGTGCCATCATACATAGCTTCTAGGTTATCTGCTGCGGTAGCGTCTCCGCTTATTTGAGTCATATTTGCAATCACCAAATCCGCTGCCGGATCAAAGTAATCAGCGCTAGCTAGCGTTCTTGCGTTTAGCTCCGTATTTGTTGGCGCGTCATAATCCGTTAGGGCGGTGTCACATTCTGCGTTTACTTCTGATGGGGATATATTATTAAAGGTTCCTGTAAGCAAGGCATCAAAAGCGGTAGCAGTCAGCACTACATAAGTATTTTTAACTGCTAATGCCCCTGCAACGTGAACATATATTTCCAATTGCCCCGCTGTGTCGGTGTCAGTGGCGTCCAAAGTGCACTGGTAAACGCCATTAGATATAACCGTTGCACCGCCAGAATTTTTATTTGCTAACGTGGTTGCGCCATGCTTCCTAATTT